ACATTAAATAATGATTCATCATAACACTATGCCACCACCCTCGCACCCCAGGTCTTGCGCATGTCAGCAATCACAGGATCGCCACTCGCGCAGGCATTCGCATTGGCCAGCAGCTCACGCGAACTGAACACGCCCTCGATCTCAGGATCGCCATTGGCCACAGTTGTGCCATTGATCTCATACACCGCAGTGAACTCGTCTGGCCCGTCCTTGCGCTTCCACGGCACCAGGTCAGGGTGCAAGACATGACCCTCACAGCCAGTGCGCTGAGAATCCAGCGGGATAACGTCGTCCCACTTCGCGCAGTGCCAGGTCGAGTCCGACAACGGCGTAGCCATGGCACAGGTTCGGCAGTTCACCTCCTTGGTCGTCTTGGTGTAAGCACAGAACTGCGACGCATCACAGAACTTGCACTGATACCAGCTCGCAGGGTCAGCACTGATCGGCTCGGGCATCCGGTCGCTCAGGGCAATGCGCTGGCCTCGCTCAATCGCAGGCAGCGCCACATCCTTGTCGAACTTCACACGCTCGGTGTGAATTCGATCATCATCCTTGCACACGGCCAGATACAGCGCACGATCCAGACCAGTCCCGGCCATGTAAACCTGCATCTGCACAAAATGCTCGGGCTTCGACTTCTCCACGCCATCCTTTACCAGCGCGTCGAATGACTTCTTGCTGTGCGTCTTGAACTCGGCCACATGCTTGGTCTTTGGCGCATCAGGCACACCAGCATCAATGATCGCATCCAGGCTTCCAGACACATGGCTGCCAAAGTCCACACGGTGCTGGCTCGACACCTTGCGCACATCCATGCCGATCGCACGCAGGTCGCTGATGATCGTGGCCTCCTCATTTTGCCCACGGCGGAACAATCGCAGGATGCGTCCAGGGAACGAGGGCTGCACCGCCCAGCGAAACGACAACCACAGCCAACGGTCGCAAGGGTGGCCCAGCCCACTGGCCCCCATGTGAGGGCGCGGCTCCTCCTTCTTGGCCTCATGCGCTTTGTCAATCAAGGCCTGGATGGTATGCTCTGACTCGGGAATCTTCATGTTGTCTCTCCTTTGAGAATTTGCCCAGGCCTTCAACAGCCTGGGCATTTTTTTTCTTACTTCTTAGCCCAAGGCGGCGCGGCCTTGGCAGTGGCAGCCTGAGCAGCCTCGGCCTGCTTCACAAAAGGCGGCACAGCAGCGGCAGCTGGTGCAGCACTTCCAGACATAGACTTGAAGCCCTTCACCTCGTTGCTTGCGCCATACTGCGCGTCTTGCTTCACATCCAGCTTGATCGACAGGCTGTTGCCAATCAACTGGTCGGTGTCCGTGACCTTGGCCAAGCCAATCGCACGCATGATGTCCCCCAGCTGCTGGCGGCCAATCTCCTCAGCCTTCTGGTTCGGGTTTTTGATGTTCAGGTTTCCAAACACCACACGGCCCTGGTGGGTCGGGCCCGTCACGTCGTAGCGCAGCTTGATGTACTGGCCATTGCCTGCCTTCGTGTCCTTCAGCTCGGCCTGCGTGATCGTCACGGTGTACCAACCAGCTGGCAGCGGGTCAAAGTTTCCACCAGTGCCCTGGGGCAGTTCGTTGACGTCAAATGCTTCGTTGAGAAATGCCATGATATTTACTCCTTGGGAATGATTTTGAAAGATGGGCGGCCAGGCTTGGCCGTAATTGCACCGGCCAAAGGCCCAGTGATCGTTGCGTCTGTTGCCTTCCAGATCGCCATGTTGAGTTCGGGCTTCCAGCGGAACAGCTTGGCCAAGTGGTCTGTCAAACCAAACTCGGCGGCCAGCTCCTGCACCTTGTCGCCATCGACCTTCCGGTCAATGCGGCCAGAGATCTTCACCACAAAGCCCTCGGGCTCCGCAGTCTCAGTGCCCTCAAAGTTCTCGGCCACAGCCAGCAGCTTGACAATCTGGTCTTCGACCTTGCGGCGCTCAGTCGTGGCCAGCTCCTCATCAAACTTGTGCTGCAACCACTGGCGCGACAACTCTTTCAGGTCGGGCTGCATCATGCTTTGCCCCCGATCTTGGCAATGATCGCGCCCAGGTCTGGGGCTTCCCATCCAGACAGCTTGCCCGAGCGATCCTTGGCCAGCCACAGGCCATCCGAGTCGCACATCAGGGCGCGTTGCGTCACGCCCTCAGCATCGCGCTCCACACGCAGCGCCAGCACCTCATCGAAGAAATACGGCAACGCTTGGCCAGTCTTGTTGCCAGGCATCGAGGGCGAATACAACACACGGCCCATCTCGTCCTGCGTCTTTTCCAGCTTGGCGCTCATGTAGACATGCTTGCCAGGCAGGTCACGGAAGGCGCGAATGATGTCGGCCATCTGCTCCTGCATCGCACCGTAGGCCGCGCGCGGATCTTTGTTTGCCTTCTTCTCAGTGTTCAAGCACACCTCAGCGATCTCGCTGATCGAGTCCAAAGCCACCGACTGGAATCCGCCAGCTTCTTCGCTGGAAGTCAGCCAGGAATAAGCCTCGCGCAGATCATCCATGCTTGCGATCTCAATGTAGGGCAGATCAGCGTCTTGGATCGACAACAAACCACCCTCAGCACTCAGCACCACCACATTCGGCAATGTCTTGACCAGCGTTGTCTTGCCAGCACCTGCCTGCCCATAAACCAACAACTTCACACCATTGGCTGTCAAGCCTCCGGTCGTCTTCAAATTGATCGCCATGATTGGCTCTCCTTTTCTTTGTTTGCACCACTGTCAGGGAATCTGTTTGTGGTGTGCTTGCATTGTAAACACAAAATCGGGTATAGTGCAAGCATTCCCGCAAATATTTTTACAGAGGTGCAAATTATGATGACTGTTGAGCAAATCAAAAAAAGGCTGGAAGATGCCAATCTCAAGAGGGTCGCTGAGAATGCAGGCGTGCATCCGGCTACGGTCTACCGCTTCATGCAAGAGGAATCCAAGCCCCTCTATGAGACGGTCAAAGCCCTGAGCGATTACCTGAGCAGGCAGGAGGCGACAGTCAATGGCTGATCTCTCCAAAGTCCTCGGCGGCCCATGGGCTCCACCACCAGAGAAACTGGTCGCACCACCAGAAGCCCAGCTCATTGATGCAATGCGTGCAGCAGGCCTGGAACCACCAGACGAGATCCTGATGGACGGCAAGATCCATCGCTTCAAGTCAGGAACCAAGGGCACTCCAGGCATCGATAAGCCAGGCTGGTATCTGGTTTTCGGGGACGGCATCCCAGCAGGGCGCTTCGGTTGCTGGCGCATGGGCATGGAAGTCACCTGGCGTGCAGACGTTGGCCGCAAGCTCACAGAGTTTGAAGAGATGGCCCACGCCAGGCGCATCAATGAGTCCAAGGTCTTGCGCGAAGCTGCACAAGAGCGCCAGCACCAAGTCGCCAGCGAGACAGTTGAGAAGATCTGGCTCAGTGGCGTTGCAGCTCACCCAGATCATCCCTACCTCAAGCGCAAAGGCATCCAGACCCATGGCGTGCGCACCACAGGGGACGGGCGCTTGATGGTGCCTTTGTATGACCAAGACGGCACACTCAGCACCCTGCAATACATTGACGAAGACGGTGGCAAGCTCTACCACCCAGGCGGAAAATCAGGCGGAAAATTTTGGATGGTAGGCTCACTGGATGAGCCTGGCACACTGTTCGTGGCCGAGGGCTTTGCCACAGCTGCGACAATCTACGAAACCACCAGCCGCCCCTGCATCGTGGCCTACAGCGCCAGCAGCCTAGTGCCAGTCACAGCCAGCCTGCGCGAGATGTACGGTGAAAATCAGGACATCGTTATCGTGGCAGACCATGACAAACACGGCGTCGGCCAGCGCTATGCAGACCAGGCCAGCGCAAAATATGGGGCCAGAGTCGTCATCCCACCCATCGAAGGAATGGACGCCAACGACTATGCGCAGGCAGGCCACAACCTTGCAGCCCTTCTGATTCAGCAAACAGGAACAGCAGTGATCGACAAGCTCAAGGTCGTATTTGGAGACCAGCTGGGCAGCGATTACGAAGCCCCAGACGAACTGGTCGAAGGCCTCATGACCATCGGAAGCTCGGTCGTGGTCTACGGCGACAGCAACTCAGGCAAGACATTCTGGGCACTCTCAGTGGCCACAGCCATCGCCACAGGATCAGACTGCTACGGTCGAAAGACAGATCCAGGCCTGGTGGTCTACTTGGCCAGCGAAGCCCCAGGCAGCATTCGATCAAGGATGCAGGCCATCAAAAAGTACCACGGCTGTGATCTCGAGAACTTGGCCATGGTCCCAGTGCCAATGAACTTCTATAACGGCGACCAAGATGCCCATGACGTCATCGAGCTGGTCAGGGCCATCGAGCAGATCAAAGGCCAGCGCGTGCGCCTCATCATCGGCGACACATTGGCCAGGATGAGCGCAGGGGCCAACGAGAACAGCGGCGAGGACATGGGGCCAGTCATGGCCAGATTCGACCAGGTGGCCACAGCCACAGGCGCTGCCCTCATGATCATCCACCACAACGGCAAAGACGCAGCCAAAGGCGCACGGGGTTGGTCAGGCATCCGGGCCCACATCGACACAGAGATCGAGGTCACAGAGAAAGAAGGCACACGCTCAGTCACGGTCACCAAACAGCGAGAACTTCCCAGCAAAGGCGACACCATCTACTTCAAGCTGGAGATCATCGAGATGGGCACAACCAAGTTCGGCGGCGCTGCAACCACTTGCGTGGCCATCCCAGACGATGAAGCCCTTGCCACAAATCCCCACAAAAAACCCACAAAGCATGACGAGACCATGCGCACCCTTGAGCGATCATGGTGGGACAGCGCGACCGAAATGCGTAATGGTTTACCCTATATCAGCAGATCAGGCCTGCAAAACTTCCTGATCAAAAACGGATACACAGAACGCACAGCCAGGAACAAAACCGAAGCCTCAAGAGCTGGCGGATTGATCCTGGAGATGCTCAACGCAGGCGTTTTGGAGTCCTACGAACATGGCTGGATCTTCATCAATGAGGCCCAAGTCAGTGCCATGATGATGCAGAAAAATGGGGGGAAATCTTGCCCCTAATTCCCCTAACTGCCCCTTGGGGCAAAAGGGGCAAAAGGGGCAAAAGCCCGGAAATCTGCCCCTCCCCTCCCCTTCCCCCTATAGGGAAGGGGAAAGGGGC